AATACCTGGAAGAAAACCATTCTGTAAAAGAAAAAGTATATTTACATATTGCAGAGGGATTTGACTGTATCGAAAGCCCAGACGGCCAAAAGGGATTTGGTTGTTACATTCCGTCTGAAAAGAGTATTTACCTTGCGGAAGAGATACCAGACAAGGAAACAAGCATTATAGAAACCCTGGCACATGAATACAAACACTTTATGCAGGATTGCCTGGGCCAGGAGTTTGACGAAAACGAAGCGGAACAATTTGCAAACCAGGTTTTAAA